CAGGATGTAATCAACGGAAACTTTATAGTTTTTGATAAAGCATACGAATGGTACACGTTTGGCGCACGAACACGACTTATGCCCGGCGGGAGAGTGGCTATTATACAGACACGTTGGCACATGGATGACCTAACTGGGCGTGTTATACGTGATATGACACAAAATGATCGCGCTGACCAGTTTGAAGTCATTGAGTTTCCTGCTATATTAGACGTTAAAGACAAAAAGACTAACAAGTTAGTACAAAAACCACTGTGGCCTGAGTTCTTTGACCTAGAAGCGTTGTTACGTACAAAAGCGTCAATGCCCACGTTTCAGTGGAACGCACAGTATCAGCAAGAACCAACCGCAGAAGAAGCGTCTATTATAAAACGCGAGTGGTGGCAGATGTGGGGTAAAGATAATCCACCTGCATGTGAATATATAATCATGTCGTTAGACGCGGCGGCAGAAACACATAACAGGGCTGACTATACGGCATTGACTACGTGGGGTGTGTTCTTTAATGAAGAAGAAAATGCACACCACATTATCCTGTTAAACAGTATTAAGAAACGTTTGGAGTTTCCAGAGTTAAAAACGTTATGTATGGAAGAATATAACGCATGGGATCCAGACGCGTTTATTGTAGAAAAGAAAAGCGCAGGTACGGCTATCTACCAAGAGATGAGACGCATGGGTTTACCCATATCAGAGTATACACCTCATCGCGGCACTGGTGATAAGTTAGCACGTTTAAACTCTGTAGCAGATATTGTGTCTTCTCAGATGTGTTGGATGCCCCCAACGCGTTGGGCAGAAGAAGTAATAGAAGAAATCGCAGGGTTTCCGTTTATGAGTCACGATGATTTGGTTGACTCAACGGTCATGGCACTGATGCGGTTTAGACAAGGCGGGTTTATCAGATTACCGACTGATGAACAAGACGAAATTCAATATTTTAAATCGCGCAGGAATGCGGGGTATTACTAGGATTAAATCATGGCTATAGACACAATGCTCACCCCCCTAGATGACGAAGAATTAGGCGAACCAACAGAACTTGAAATAGAGATCGTAGATCCTGAACGAGTTACCCTAGACGATGGTTCTGTAGAAATTACTATTATCCCCGGCCAAGAGGTTGGAGAAGGTGGTTTTTATGGAAACTTAGTAGAGGAAATGGAAGACGAAGACGTAGATGTCATGGCGACAGAGTTAATGACTCTAGTTGATGCGGATATAAATAGCCGCAAAGATTGGGCTGACACATACGTAGATGGACTTGACGTTTTAGGTTTTCAATACGAAGAACGCACAGAGCCGTGGGAAGGTGCATGTGGCGTGTACTCAACTGTACTTGCCGAAGCCGCTATACGGTTTCAAGCAGAGGCGATGGCAGAAACGTTTCCACCTTCTGGGCCAGTAAAAACTAAAATTATTGGTGAAGAGACAGCAGACAAAGAAGAAGCCGCCGAGCGTGTACGTGCGGATATGAACTTTGAACTAACTGAAAACATGGTTGAGTATAGGTCGGAACACGAGCGGCTACTCTACAGTCTTGGTTTAGCGGGGTCTGCGTTTAAAAAAGTATACTACGAACCTAACATGGGGCGTGTTTGTGCCACGTACATACCTGCCGAAGATGTCATAGTTCCTTATGGCGCGTCAACCATTGAAACAGCAGAACGTGTTACGCACATTATGCGTAAGACTAAGAACGAGCTTAAAAAGCTACAAGCAATGGAGTTTTATGCGGAAGCAGAGCTTGGGGAGCCAAAACCATACCACACTGATATAGAAGAGCGAAAAGCGGAAGAAGGTGGGTATAGTGTAAACGATGATAACCGTTACACTCTATACGAGATTCATGCGGATTTATTTATAGAATCTGTTGACGATGATGAAGATGAAATTGCTAAACCTTATGTTGTCACCATAGAACGCGGTAACGGTAAGATTTTATCAATACGCCGTAACTGGGATGAGACTGACGACTTACACATGAAGCGGCAACACTTCGTGCACTACAACTATGTGCCCGGTTTTGGTTTCTATGGTCTAGGTTTAATACATATTATTGGTGGGTACGCACGCGCAGGTACATCGTTAATTCGTCAGCTTGTTGACGCTGGCACATTATCTAATCTTCCCGGCGGTTTGAAGTCTCGTGGTTTACGAATTAAAGGTGACGACACACCTATTGAGCCGGGCGAGTGGAAAGATGTTGATGTACCCTCAGGTGCGATTCGTGACAACATCATGCCGTTGCCCTACAAAGAACCTAGTCAAGTTCTTCTTGCATTACTAGAACGAATTACCACTGAAGGTAGGCGTTTAGGCGCTGTTAGTGATATGGACATCTCCGACATGTCAGCTAACACACCTGTTGGTACAACCCTTGCGATACTAGAACGTACATTGAAACCAATGGCCGCAGTGCAAGCGCGTGTTCATTATTCTATGAAGCAGGAGTTTAAACTCCTTAAGTTGTTAATGGCTGAGAACGCCCCACTAAAATATGAGTATGAACCACATCGTGGTTCTATTATGGCTAAACAAGCTGACTACAACTTGATTGAAGTCATACCTGTTAGCGATCCAAACAATACGACCATGGCACAGCGTGTCGTGCAGTACCAAACCGTTCTACAAATGGCGGCGCAAGCACCACAAATTTATGACTTGCCCCAACTCCATCGTCAGATGATTGATGTGCTAGGCGTAAAGAACGCAGAGAAACTCGTACCAACCTCAGAGGAAGCTATACCTAGAGATCCCATAAGTGAAAACATGGCGTTCTTAGTAGGTAAACCTGTGAAAGCATTTATATACCAAGATCATCAAGCACACATTGATGCACACCAAGCGTTTTTACAAGATCCTATGATCGCGCAGATGATTGGACAAAACCCTCAAGCTAAACAAATTATAGCTTCAGTCCAAGCACATATAGCAGAACATACGGCGTTCTTGTATAGACAGCAAATAGAAGAAAAACTTGGTGTTCCGTTACCAGCCCCAGATGAGCCATTACCAAAAGAAATTGAAGTAGATTTGTCTCAAATGATGGCTGAGGCAGGTAAGCAGTTGACTGACACGCACAAAAAACAAGCGGCGCAGAAACAGCAACAACAGCAAGCGCAAGATCCTGTATTCCAGTTACAGCAAAAAGAAATGCAGATCAAAGAGCAAGAAGTACAGCGTAAAATGCAGAAAGACCAGATGGATGCCCAAGCTAAACAAGCTGAACTACAACGTAAGACTATAAAAGATCAAACAGATGCACAGCTAGAAAAAGCCAAGCTAGATGCTGATGAAATAGCTAGGATAGATGCGAATGTGCAGAGCCAAATAAATAACCCACAAGGACTTAAATAATGGCTAAAACCGTCTTTGACGTGCTAAAGGACAAATTCATAGAAGATAAGACTTCTGTGCAAGAATTTCTCAGTGGGGGAGGAGCTAATAACTACGCCGAATACCGAGAACTAACAGGTAAAATCCGAGGATATGACGCCTGTATAAACCATGTCGATGACCTCGCTAAAAACTATATGGAAGAAGACAATGACTGAACCAGCGCAAATATTAGACGAAGAAACATTTGAAGCTCAATTACCTAAACCTGTAGGTTATAGGTTGTTAGTAGCCTTGCCTGACGTGGAAGATGAATACGAAGGTGGGATTATTAAAGCCGAAAGTGTTAAAAAACGTGAGTATATTATGTCCATCATGGGGCTTGTCTTAGACATGGGTGAGCAAGCCTATACAGATGAAACCCGTTTTGCAGGGTGTAAACCTTGGTGCAAAGTAGGTGATTACATAATGTTCCGTATGAACACAGGCACACGTTTTACTGTTAATGGTAAAGAATACCGTTTAATGAACGATGATTCCGTTGAGGCAGTGATTGCTGATCCTCGTGGCATCTACCACGCGTGAGGTAAGTTATGGCTATAGAAAAAGTAGGGTATGAGTTCCCACATGAACTTGAAGATAAAGAAGAAAACGTGATTGAGGTAGAGGATTCTGGCGCAGTAGAGATTGACCTTAGTGGTAAAAAAACTAAGGAAGACTATCGTGCTGAACAAGAGCCAGAACCCGAAGTTGAAGAAGAATTAGAGATTGAAGTTGTTGACGATACGCCGAAAGCGGATCAGGGGCGGCAAGCATCTGAGCCTCCAGAAGACGTTACGGAAGAAGAACTTGAAGGCTACGGCAATAAAGTTAAAAAACGTATTAGTAAGATACAAAAAGGCTATCACGATGAGCGTAGAGCGAAAGAAGCCGCTGAACGTGAACGTGAGGAGGCTGTACGTGTTGCTCAACAATTAGCCGAAGAAAACAAACGCATCAAAGAAGATTTTGAAAAAAATCGAGAGGCGTTGCTAGAGCAAGCTAAGAAGTCTAGCAATATAGAAGTGGCAGTGGCTAAAAAGCAATATAAAGACGCTTATGAGGCTGGTGACGCTGATAAAGTCATGGATGCCCAAGAAAAACTAACAAACGCCAAACTTAAGGCTGATAAGTTACAAAATTTTCAACTAGAGCCTTTACAAACAGAAGTTGATACTGTACCTTCTGGTAACACGTCTGAGCCACAATTAGACGATAAGACACAAGATTGGGTATCTCGCAACGAATCATGGTTCCAAAAGGACACCGAGATGACCAGTTTAGCCATGGGGCTACATACAAAACTCGCAGAGGAAGGTAATGTAGTCGTAGGCAGTGATGAATATTTCGAGAGAATTGACTCTCGCTTAAGAGAAATCTTCCCCGACAAGTTCGAGGATGCGCCGAAAAAGAAACGAGCCAATGTGGTTGCCCCCGCTACGCGGAGCACAGCACCTAAAAAGGTCACCTTAAACGCAACACAAGTACGACTCGCAAAACGTCTAGGTTTAACCCTAGAGCAATATGCACAACAGCTTGCAAAAGAATCGAGGATGCAATAATGGCTGATAATAGACTAAAACGTGAACACGAAACTCGTGAAAAGACCACGGCTAAAAGGCACTGGGAGGCTCCTGAGCTATTACCAGTACCTGATGACCAGCCCGGATATTCTTTTCGTTGGATTCGTTTAGCTACATTAGGAATTACTGACGCCAGAAATATATCCGCAAAACGCCGTGAAGGTTGGGAACCCTGTAAAGCAGAGGATCACCCTGAAATACTACTTATGGTTGTCGAAAACGAGAAGTTTAAAGACAATATAGTGGTAGGTGATGTAATGTTATGCAAAATGCCTAAAGAAATGCAGGATGAGCGTAGAGAACATTATAAACAGGTTACCCAAAACCAAATGACGGCAGTGGACAACGATTTGATGCGGCAAAATGATCCACGAATGCCTATCTTTAACGATAGGAAATCGAGTGTTACCTTTGGAAAAGGGTAACTTAACTAACTTTTAAAGGTGATTAAAAATGGCTACTTCAGCAGGTGCATACGGGTTTATTCCCGTAAAAAATGCTGATGGCTCTGCCTATGTAGGCGCTAGAAACCAATATGAAATTAACCCTTCGGGTATTTCAGAAAATATTGGTTACGGCACAATCGTTCAACTCCACACTGACGGCTATGTTACAACAGCCGATGGTGATGGTAGTGACGCGACTACTAATAATTTAGGCGGTAATACCATCGGTGCATTAGGTGTGTTCGTTGGTTGTGAATACGTTAACAGCGTAGGACAACTGGTATTTGACCAACTATATCCTTCGGGACAAGCGGCGGCAACAGGCACTTTAATTAAAGCCTATGTTGTTGACGATCCCAATGTAGTTTTTCAAGTACAAGCAAACGGCGCAGTAACCCAAACCGACTTAGGACATAATGTCCATTTAGCTGGCGCAGGTAGTTCAGGCGCACAACATATAACTAATGACGTAAATACCACTACTGGTAAGTCAAAAGTTGCTGTTGACGCTACTACACAAACGGCTACAGCGGCGTTTAAAATTGTCGGTTTTTCTGACCGTCCCGGTTCAACAATTGGTGATGATTTTACCGATTTGTTGGTTAAATTTAACCTCCCTTACCATCAGTTTGGTACTGGTGTAGTATCTAACTAAGGAGATATGAACAATGGCTATTTCACGTTCCCAACTCCTTAAGGAGTTATTACCCGGCCTCAACGCGCTATACGGTTTAGAATACGCAAAGTATACTGAACAGCATAAAGAAATCTTTGAATCAGAGACTTCTGACCGCTCGTTTGAGGAAGAAACTAAACTATCAGGCTTCGGAGCCGCACCGACTAAAGCAGAAGGCGCGTCTATCGAGTTCGATACTGCACAAGAAGCCTTCACGTCACGCTACACGCACGAAACCGTTGCTATGGGTTTCTCTCTTACAGAGGAAGCTATTGAAGATAACTTGTACGACTCTTTGTCTGCTCGTTATACAAAAGCACTGGCTCGCGCTATGGCGTACACTAAACAGGTCAAAGCGGCGGCTATTTTGAATAATGCCTTTGATTCCAACTTTAAATACGGTGATGGTGTAGAGCTTTGTTCTACAGCGCATCCGTTGGTATCTGGTGGCACTAACTCAAATGAACCTGCTGTAGCGGCAGACCTTAACGAAACTACTCTTGAAAATGCTGTCATTCAAATTGGCAAGTGGACTGACGAGCGTGGTTTGTTAATTTCTTCACGCCCTAAAAAACTCATTATCCCACCAGATTTGCAATTCGTTGCAACTCGTTTGTTGGAAACTGAAGGTCGCGTTGGTACAGCCGATAACGATCTCAACACCATCAAAAACAACGGTGTGGTTCCAGAAGGGTATACAATCAATAACTATTTGGTTGATCCTAATGCGTTTTTCTTGACCACTGACATTCCGAACAGCTTAAAACACTTTACTCGTGCTCCAATGTCTACATCTATGGATGCTGACTTTGACACTGGTAACAGTCGTTATAAAGCTCGTGAACGTTATTCGTTCGGTGTATCTGATCCTCTTGGGATCTTTGGATCGCCCGGATCGTCATAAGACGTTAAAAGAAAGATCGAGAGGGAGCCTTGCGCTCCCTTTCTTTTTGGTATACGCTTTGTTTGTCCCTGACTACCAATCACAATCCCGTGGGTAGACACTAGCCAAGACAGGAGAACAACATGGCGAATACAACTTTCCAAGGGCCAGTCCGCTCGGAAAATGGCTTTACTAGCATCACAAAAAACAGTACTACTGGTGCTATCACAACTGACTTTACTATAAATAACACTGGTCTTTTAGCTACACCTGTAGCATTAGCTGACGGTGATGTTACTTTATCACCTACTACACACGGCGGTAGGGTGTTAATGGTTCCAGCCATAGGTTCCAATAGAACTATTACTCTTGGTGCTCCAACAGCAGGTCTTTATTACAAGATCATTTATATTGGTGCGGCAGAAGAAGCAGAAAACCTTATTATCAAATCAGGTTCTGACACAAACTTCTTTAAAGGTTGCATCATCCACGCTGATAGTAACGCAGATAATGTATCTGTTTATGCTAATGGCACTGATGAATCAAAACTAACTTTGACTGATTTTGGTTGTACTGAGATCAACTTGTTAGGTATTGATAGCACAAACTGGGCTATTTGGGGTATTTCTCAAGGTGAAGACGCTCCTGCGTTTGCTACTAACTAATAGGCCATAGCAATGAGTTGCATTGGTGGTGATCTTAGTGACAACGGGGTCGGTGTAAACGCGGTATCCAACGCGGGTGTCACTGATCCTGTAGCTGGGCGCGTGGGTTACCCCGTGCTCTGCACCCTTGTCATCAATGTAAAAGACCGAGTTTTTACTGTTAGTAAAACCACTAATATTGTTTACGGGCTTAACACCACAATAAGTAATTACGGCACTATAGCGTCAGGGCAACTTCAACTAGGTAATGGTCGAACTGTTGCAAGAGCAAACAGGTTGCCGACACTTAACACGCTCGAAGAAAATATCACTGCTGACACACTAGGTTTTGCATATTCAAATTCAAGTGATATTGCCGCGTGGAATTCACTTAAAGTAACTAATGAGTCCGCCGCTACGTTTACTGTTACTAGAACCGCCGCTAGTTTTGGTAGTAACACGTTTACGTATAGCAGTTTTACTAATGAAGTAATAAAAGACGCTAATGATGCTACCATAACTGCACAAGTGAGGGCTGACTAATGAGCTACACGGTCACCACCTCAAATGACCTTGATAGAAACACGTTACGGACTGCGTATACAACAAACGGTTTGTATGAAAACGGTTCTTGGCCTTTTGGTGATGTAAACCCTAGTTTAGACACACCTACTAAACGTAGAGAATATTATTTATCCACGTTTAAAGGTGATACGCACTTTGTAACTGACGGTAGTTTTAACGCTGACGGTAGCCCTGTTAGCGGCGGTACAAATACTACGCCCATGGGCGGGGGCCGCATGTATTTAACTATTACAGAGGATCCGTCTACCGTAATTGAGTACGTAAGTGGTTTTGTTTTTGACAATACATTCACAGCAGATTTGTCTATTCACTTAAACAACACAGCAGGTAATAAAGCATACTTGTACGATGCTAATTACTGGGACGCAATAGCTAGTTGTATTGCAGGGTTAGGATGCACCCACCACATTATTGGTGTGTGGAATGACAGCGAATTTAGTTTTTTAAGTAAGATGAAAGAGGCAATAGGTACGTCATCCAGATATACGCACGTATCAGACACACAAATTAGCGTGTATTCCGCAGGTAGTGTAGATTTACAGGTAAAATACGCAATAGCATGATAGCAAAAATATATGAAAAGCTAGGTAAAAACAAAGGTAAACCCTACAGATTTCCTAATTACTATGCTTTTTATGATTACGGTACAGGCGGTGTAAGAGATCATCACATGCTTAGTAGTTATTGGTTGACTAAACACGTACATATTAATAAGCATGTAGCGGGGCAAGCGGGGCATAACGATAACATACACGAACACTATTGCGGGTTTATATCTGTTGTTTTAAAAGGTTCCTATGTACAAGAAATAGACAGAGTAAACGGTAAAGGAAGGATTATAGAACAAGTAAAATGGTTTAACTGGATGCCAAGGCATTATAGGCATAGAATAATACACACTAACAATAAACCTTGTTGGAGTATTATGGTTAAAAACCCATTTAAAAAGTTTAGAACTTTTATAAAAGCATACGCATCGGACAATAGCTCTATAGAGTTACCGATAAACTACAAGTAGAGGTACAGAATGTCATTAATATATTCGCAAGATGGTAGCTCAGGAGACGCAAAAACCCTGCGGTTTAAACTACGTGACGGTTCCGCTAATGGTAAAGTATCAATATATTCTAATTTAGCGGCTGGTAGCTCTGGTGATATAGATATAAAAGCCTACAGTGGAGCGGCATATGTTGCTTACACAATAGGCGGGTCTGCCGTAAAATTAGACAGTGATAATAGTTCGGCTGTTATACAAGGGCCGGGACAGTTTGAAATTGTTATAGCGGCTAGCACGCCATGTGAAATACATGCTTCGCTACACGCGAGCATTGAGCGACAATTAGGGTTTTAATTATGGCACTAAAAACTACGTTACAAACGTTGGTTAATACCGAGCGTAAGCTAGTTATTAAGAAAACAGGTATATTTGATGACTCTACCCAAGAAGATGGTGTTACGTTAATTGACGCATCTTCTTTTACCAGTATTGGTGGTAGAACCTGTAGTTATGTGTCTATAGATCGTGTATGGACGCACTCACCTAGACTGATTATTGATCTGTTGTGGGCCTCTGATAATAATTACCCCGCATTTAGTCTAGGTGGGGCAAGCACGGCGGCTTCTGACTTTAACTACGATTTTAGTGCTTGGGGTGGTTTAAAGCCCCCTACGTTTGGTTCAGCTATTACATCTAGTGAAACTGCCGCAGGGTCAGGTACACCCACGGGTGATTTATTAATGGACACTAGGTTTGCCTCTAGCACAGACCAATACGTGATAGTCATCGAAGGTACTAAGCATTATGCGTAGATACTACAAACGCGGCGGCAAAGTAGAGAAAGGTTCTATGAAAGGCCACACCATAGGTGGGGGGCATAAACGCCCTACCAAATCTGGTGCTGGTATGACCGCTAAAGGTGTAGCAAAATACCGAAGGGATAATCCCGGAAGTAAACTAAAAACGGCAGTAACTGAGAAGAAACCGACAGGGAAACGAGCATCGCGCAGAAAGTCTTACTGTGCACGCTCCGCAGGGCAAATGAAAAAATTCCCTAAAGCGGCGAAAGATCCAAATTCTAGGTTACGGCAAGCGAGAAAAAGATGGAGATGTTAAATGGCGTTCTTACAGTCAAACGTACCCTACTTCAAAGCATGGGTGCGGCGGGAGTATACAAAGAATTTTGAGGAGTATCACGGCGATTTTTTGCATTGCATGGTAGTACAAGTTACCTCAATGCCAAACAGATGTTTAAGTTTTCAGGTTATATTTACAGGCTGTGAGTCTGATGACGATGAAGACGAAATGAATGTTCACGGTGGCGCAATGTGGGCACGTATGCCGATTACGGCGCTAGTGGGGGACACCCCGTTAGAAGAGTGGCCAGAGCCGTTACCAACACATGTAGCACAACCATGGGACTGTATGTCACATGAGCACACGGTACACGTAATAAGCAGAGCTACTCCAGCCCCTTGGATAGCTAAAGTAGATGGTGAGTTCTACCCTGCTAAATACTATTTTACTGTAGACTATACTGACAGTGAGATAGCGGATGACCCAGCGCAACACAAGCAGTCACACGTTTTGGAGTTGTTAGATGGGCCATACAAAGGAAACATGGTGGCGCTACCAAACAACCGTGTACGGGTTACACACCCAGCGTGGTTTGAAACAGGACAAGGTGCGCCGGACTTTAGACCGAACCAACGTATCTATCACTCAAAACAAGACATAGAATACGTATGGGACACACAACGAGTGTTTAACAATCTCTACGCAGAGGATATAGACGATGGCTAAGAAAAAATTTCCTGACCTAACTGGTGACGGCAAAGTAACGCAAGCCGACATTTTAGAGGGTCGTGGTGTAAACAAAAAGCGAGGTGGCGGTGTGATTAAGAAAAAAGGTATGAAAGGCGGCGGTAAAGTTAAAAAAGGCATGAAAGTCGGCGGTAAAGTTAAAAAAGGCATGAAAGTCGGCGGTAAAGTCAAAAAAGGCATGAAAGTCGGCGGTAAAGTCAAAAAAGGCATGAAAGTCGGCGGTAAAGTCAATAAAAAAGGCTTTAACGTAGGTGGTATGCCCATGGCTGGCGGTGCTGGTGGCGGTGCACAGCCGGGTATGATGACGCCTGAGCAACGCAAGAAAAAGAAAATGGCTGAAATGATGGGTGGTGGCGCTCCCGGCGGTATGGCCCCTAAAATGCCCGGCATGAAAAAAGGCGGCGCAGTTGGCGGTAAGAAAGGTATGAAAAAAGGTGGTAAAGTGGGTGGTAAAGCTAAAAAAGCCACTAAAGCTAAAGGTAGAACCGCTAAAGTTCGTGGAGCAGGTATCGCTAGAAGAGGCGTTCGTCCAGCTAAAATGAGGTAATTATGCGTTCACATTATAAAACAGGCGGCGCAGTAAGGTATAAGTCTGGGGGTAAGATTTGCCCCAAGGGTAAAGCGTGGGCAAAACGCACGTTTGATACTTACCCCAGTGCTTATGCAAATATGGCCGCATCTAAATACTGTAAAGACCCTAATTACGCTAAAGGCGCAAAAGGGAAGAAGAAAAAGTAATGGGTGATCTCAAGAAATGGGTTCAACAAGATTGGGTTCGTATAGGCACTGACGGTAAAGTCAAGGGTAAATGCGGCACATCTAAGGACAAAAAGAACCCCGACCGTTGCTTACCACGCAGTAAGGCTAACTCGTTGAGTCAAAGCCAACGTGCGGCTACTGCCAAGAAAAAGAAACGTGAAGGTTCTAAAGGTAAGACTGTGGTTAAAAACACTAAACCCGCTACCGTTAAGATGAGAACCGGTGGTCTAGCAAGGAGAAAAAGATAATGGCATTACCGCAAATAGTAGGCGCAGGTTTAAAAGCCGCAAAAGCCGCGAAGAAACTTAAAGGTAAAGAAAAAGCTAAAGCTAAAGACTCAAAAGTAATGAGTAAAAAAGAGTTTGAGGAAGAGCTAAAGAAACCCGAAACTAAAGCTAGAATGAAAGCAGAGTCAGAAAAAAGGCAAAAAGAGTTTAGCCCAAAAATAGATAAACGAATAAAAGAAACAAAGAAAAATAAACCAAAAGCTAGTTTTCAAGATTTGTTAGAAGCTACAGAAGACGTGACCCTTAAAAAAGGTGGTTTAGCACGGCGAAAGCGCAAAAGCGATGGCGGGTTAAAGGTAGGACAACGCAAGATTGCTAGGGGTTGTGGTAAAGTACAACGCCGCAAGAAAACGTTATATAGGTAAATTATGGCTACTTCAGGAACTACAGCGTTTAATTTAGATTTTACAGATATAGCTGAAGAAGCGTGGGAACGTGCTGGGCGCGAGATGCGTTCGGGTTATGACCTACGAACTGCACGTAGATCCATGAATTTATTGACCATAGAGTGGATAAATCGTGGTATTAACATGTGGACTATAGAAGAAGCCACGCAGACACTAACGGCTGGCACTGCCACGTACACACTAGGCGCTGATGTTGTAGATCTTTTAGAGCATGTTTTACGCGAAAACTCTGGTGATGTTGCTACTCAATCAGACATAAGTTTGAACCGCATAAGCGTCAGCACTTACTCTTCTATACCTAACAAATTGCAACAAGGTAGGCCACTACAAGTTTGGATAGAACGTAAACAAGCCGCGCCCACGGTTACTTTTTGGCCTGTGCCAGATAAAGCTGGTTACATAATGAAATACTACTACATACGGCGAGTGCAAGATGCAGGTAACGGCGCAGAAAACCCAGACATGCCATTTAGGTTCTTGCCTTGTCTAGTAGCAGGGTTAGCGTACTACATAGCTATGAAAGTGCCAGAGTTGATGCCTCGCGTACAGCTATTGAAACAAGACTACGAAGAACAATTTGCTATGGCGGCGGCAGAAGATAGAGAAAAAACATCGGCTATTTTTGTACCAAGTATAAGGTACTAATATGGCTAATAGGTTTGCATCAAACAAAATAGCGGCGGCAATATGTGACGTATGTGGATTTCGTTACAAATTGCGAGAGCTTAAAACAATTATTGTAAAAGGCAAAGAAACTAATATAAAGGCTTGCCCTTACTGTTTTGAAAAAGATCACCCACAAAACAAACTGGGTGAGATTAGGGTTAAAGATCCACAAGCGTTGCGTAACCCAAGACCAGACACAAGTTTGGGTACAGGGTCGCCAACAAGCAGTAGAGCTATACAATACGGATTCAACCCCGTTGGTGGGGGTGACAACATACTTACTCCTAACACGTTAGTAGGTAATAGTAAACTAGGTACAGTGACGGTGACGACATGAATTATGCAAGTTTAGTTACAGCCATAGAGGACATTACTGAAAATACGTTCACAGTAACTCAGCTTAATACGTTTATTAAACACGCGGAAAACACCATATTTCAGGCTATAAAGTTCCCTGCAATGACAAAAACGCAAACTACGAACACTACCACTAATGCTTCTAAATACCTTACTAATACTGACTATTTATACACCAAAAGTTTTGTAGTTACAGTCAGCGCTGTTAATTACACACTAATACAGAAAGATCACAGTTTTATAGAAGAGGCTTACCCTGCAAGTACCGCAAGTAACGGTTCTGGCACGCCTAAATACTACGCTGTACATGCCGTAGATTCGGACGATAAGACTGAAATAATATTTGGCCCTGCCCCAAATGGTAATTTTAGCACGGTACACACTTACGCGGCATACCCAGACTCCATCACAAAAGATGTAACAGAAAAAACAAGCACCAACACTAGCTATTTAGGTGATAATTTTGACAACGTATTGTTAGATGGGGCGTTGGTACAAGCGGCTAGATTTATGAAAGCTGAAGGCGACATAGTGGCTATGTACGATCAACAGTTTGGCGCTTCACTAAAACTAGCTCAAGAATTAAGTGGTAATATATACGAAGGCGGGTATAGACCTGCACAAAGTCCAATACAAGCTCCGGTGGCATAGATGGCTATAACTCAAACATTAACCACATCATTTAAAAAAGCCTTGCTAGATGGTGAGATGGATTTTAGTGATGATACGTCACAAGCGTTTAAAATAGCTCTATATACTAATTTAGCAGAGCTAGACGCGAGCACTACACAGTTTACTGATACAAACGAGGTTTCTGTTACTGACACTAATTACGTGGGTGGGGGCAATACTTTAACTCCAACTGTGTCTACTAGCGGCACTACTGCATTTTTGGACTTTGCAGATACGTCATGGAGTAACGCTACATTTACAGCTAGAGGAGCTTTGATATACAAGTCAGGCGGCACTAGCCCATCTATAGCTGTGTTAGACTTTGGCTCTGATAAAACAGTAACTTCTGGGACGTTTACTGTCACGTTCCCAACAAATGACGCGACTAACGCAATAATACGAATTGAATGAGGTAAACAATGACAGCTTTTAGTTCGATACTAAGATTAGCCAAACCTGTTCAGGGTCAATTAGACGGCACTTGGGGTGATACGGTAAACAATAGCGTCACTCAAATGATAGAAGAAGCCATAGCAGGTTCTGTGACTATAACTGTTTCTGGTAACTTTACATTAACTACGGCAAACGGCGCTACAGACCAATCAAGACCAGCAATCATAATACTTGCAGGTAGCCCCGGATCAGCCGCTAATATGACCACTGCTGGTACGTTTACTAAACACTACATAGTTAAAAATGGCACGGGGCAGACCATAACTTTTAAAACAGCTAGTGGTTCTGGCACAGCCATACCTAACGGCAAAACTATGTTTTTATACTGTGACGGCGCTGACATAGTAGAGGCTAACGACCATCACCTATCCTTATCTGTTGATAATTTAACCATAGATGGTAATTCCATTACCGCCACTGACACCGATGGAGATGTAGATTTAGTGCCTAATGGGACTGGCGAGGTTAAAGTAGGCACTGGTAGCGCAAATGCAGAACTTACTTCTAGCGGCGCACACAACTTAATCCTTAGCACTAACTCTGGCACAGATTCTGGAAAGATAACAATTACTGATGCCGCAGATCAACCTATTACCATAGAGCCTAATGGCGCTGGAACAACGGTTATAAAACGTTTAGTTCCAACCACGTTTGCTGTGCCAATTAGCGCACAAGCAGGAACAAGTTACACGTTAGATTTAGAAGACATGGGGGCGGTGGTTACGTTTGAAAATTCTTCGGCGGTATCTTTGACGCTTCCTGATGGTTCATCTGTGTTTGGTAGTAATTACCATGGCGGAACAATCACTTTGGTAAATAGAGGTTCTAGTAACGGTATTATCACTATAACCGTGCCAGATGGTAACACGTTAACGTGGTGTACTGGCAGTAGTTTAGTTACTGTTGCGCCAAGTGGATCAACTGATAGCACTAGAAAAATAGCCGTAGGTGGTGTTGTAACCCTAATATACGAAGCCGCTGATAAGTATCTGATGATGGGTAGTGGTATTTCGTAATGGGCGTAATCATAGGTAACCAAATGCCCGAAGCCATATTTGTTACAGGGCAAGCAACGGGCAAAGGTTTTACCACCCATGGTTATAGTTTAAACAACTATGGCGCTATATACAGGGGGTCAAACGAAACAAACACTGGTGGATATGGTGTTTCGTATGAGCACCCACTAGCTGTACCTGCGTTTCCTAATTCTGGTTCAGAACGAACTGTGCTAAACAGCATAGGGTTTAGTGATGGCGATACTTTAGATGTAGGGTCAATTATTTTTGGATTTATAAGTAATAACGTTGAGTTGTTTAACAATAGAGGCGATCTTTTTTCTACTACAGGTACAAGTCCTGTTGTTGGCGCGATTAATATAAATGGTGTAACTAAGTATTGGACAGATGTAGGTAGCACATCAGTAACTAACTACGTAGGTGTTACAGGCAATCAAGGGGATTATTTGTATTTAGCCTCTTGGCAAGGCGTTGCTGATGCAGACAACCCGATTGGTACGTCAGACGGCGTAAAAATAGAACTTCAGGTATATTACTAATGACTTATACAAGCGCGTTACTAACTAGCACGGATGGCATGACTACCGAAGAGTGGGATAGATTGTATGCCGATTCTTTAGATTCTATGAATTCTGGTAGTACGCCGTGGGAGTTGTACACAACGGACATGAATGAAGGTAGTAAAAAGGCTTACATGTATGGGGCCGTGGTTCACGGTTTATCGCAACCTAACTCGTTTTGTTTTACTACTAACCTAGATGACCACATGATACAGTTGGTTTTAGGCACTAAAAAAGGCACTGTGGCTAACCTGTACTTTGCCTTATATGGTAGGAATAAAGCTGGTTCTAAGTCTTGGGTGCACGATGATAACTGGCACGCGCACAGTAAAGAGTTTTTTGCGGCAAATGGTGTAGAAACTTTAGAAGCCGAATCTGTTCCGGGTGGGCCAATGGACACTTATGTGAACGAGAAAGCACTTACAAAATATTCTGGATTCACCCCTACAGATGAAAAAGTAGGTATAGTAAGCCCCAACTTACGTTCAGTAGGACTTAGAAAAGTCAGGAGCAACTTGTCATGATAGTTAAAAAGCGTGGACGCCCCAAAAAATCAAATACGGTCAAACGTGTTTCAGCTAAAGATGTTTTAATACAATTAGAAAAACATGAGGCAAGATGCGCTGTAGAGTTGAGAGAAATAAATAGAAGATTAGACGAAGGTTCAAAACGATTTATAAGGCTAGAGCAGTATATATGGGGGCTGTATGCGGCTATTTTTGTTAGTGCTATTGCTGGCAAGCTCTTATAGCCTTGGACAAGATACAGACAGTGGTAACACAAGTTCGCAAACTGGTGACTTAAATACAAATCAACAGGGCGCTACGGTTGACAGTAATAACAACACTACTACTAACACTAATCAGTACAACGGTGCAGGTAGCGCAAGTGAGATACCCGTGGCATCAGCGGTCGCACCAAGTCTTATGTCAGGTGGTAACGACAGTTGTTTGAAGAGTGTGAGCGGCGGTGTATCTACTTTGCAGATTGGCATAAGCTCTGGCAAGTATGAGATAGACCACGATTGTAACAGGCGTAAAGACGCACAGATGCTTTTTACTCTTAACATGAAGATAGCGGCAATAACCAGAATGTGTCAAAGTGACGATAACTGGTTATCAATGTTTGAAAGTGGGACACCATGTCCCCTTATTGTAGGCGGTAAGGTAGTTGCAGGAAAGAATGCTTACCTAATGATGAAACGTAAACCCACACTATTTGTAAGGAATTATGAGGATAACAAGGAATACTTTGATGTTGCGTTAGGTATTAATGGAGAAAACGGAAATGGCGATGAAAAAGAAGATACTAGCGGTAAGTCTGTTAGCGAGCGTTTCCGCACCACTAAGTGGTGATACCGGCGTTTATTACCCTCAAGCAATTACATTTGGGGCGCTAATAGACCCAAACATAAACCCACTGCGCCCAGCAGGTGAATTCGTAGAGATACAGGAACTTGTTAACACAGCCGCATATATAAACACGCAGGTGAGCGATGCAACAGCTAGTGTGGTTGAAATGTCTTTGGGCGTGCCACAATCCCCTGATTTAGTAGAAGGTCTTGTTGTCCCAGTAGCAGGTAGAACCGACAGTCACAAAATAGACTTATTAGAAGTCGCGTACTACAATCAATCTATATTAGACACAGCTAATGCTAATTATTACTCAGCAGAACATTTATTGGTGGACTCTTATGAAGAAAATCTTGATGAAATGCAAGCGGCAATGGATATCTTTACAGATGCGGCTACAGAGATTTCAAAGGCAGAACAAATATACCAGGAGGCTATTAATGCTCAGACTGAAGATGAACGTATTGACCTTCAGAATTACATTCGCGCAAATGATGTGCAAATTGACCAATCAACAGTACAAACCTTTAACCAATCACTGGACGTCATTGAAGATAAAGCGCAAGCGGCTACGGCAAGTTTATGGGCAAGCCAAGATTCAGCAACCCTTGCAATGATCAACCATGATGCCATAGCTACGTTATCCAATATAACTAATTCTACTGTGGCATATGACGCTTGGACTGATCAAATGACGATCACATGGGATAACGCTACTGATACTGTTTTACAAGGCGTATTTTTTAACAATGATGGTGCCATAGGTTGGACACAAGCAGTTACAGAAGTCTATGACGGTTTTTACGGCGATACTCCACCCGTCACAATTAATGAAATGTATAGCGCTTATAGCTACGGTACAGGAGAAACTGTGGCCTCAATGGGGTCTGGTTATAATATAAACGCTAAATTGTATGATCCTGTACAATTAGTTCAGGATGTATTAGATGTTCAAAACGAAACGCCTACAACGCAGTTTAACAATGAGAACGGTAATCTTGGAGGGCTATGATGCACATCAGAAAAAGTGTCTTGGCTTTAGTTTGGGTAGGCACTCTAATCATCGCCTTTTGCGTAGGGATTAATTACGAAAAAAAGGAAAGCAAAATAGCTTTAGCAAACGCTAGTGTTTTAATTGGCGATATATGTAAATGGGTTATGCTTGAAGAAGATAACTACTTTGGTGGATGGCCCACGATATGCAGAGATTTAAAAGGCCAAGGGCATTTAGATGGGCATTGAAGATATAGAACTTGACGTAGGCGGCACTAAATTTAAGGGTATTTACATCGCCATCCTTATGTCTTTTGCCACTACGATAGGCGGCGGTATATGGGCGGCTAGTGAGTTTGTTTCAAGGATAGACAATATAGAGGCTAATTTAGAAGCAACTATTGAGTCCATACCTGATATTGAGCCTATGGAGCTAGAATTAGCTTCCATTCGCACTAAAATAGAGGATAATGACCTTGGGCATTTACAGGGTAAACTTGCTGAACTTGACACACTTCTCCTTAGCATAAAGGAGCGACAGGCTGAAGTTTTGTCAAATGCCTCAGAATCTACAACTAAAGTCAATGCAATGGAAAAGGATTGGATTGAGGTTAGAAACGAGTACAAGGCCATGGCCGATATGATTAAAAAGTTTGAGCAGGACGTGCAAAAATTTAAAAAAGAGGTTGACGACCTATGGAAAGGTCTTGATGCCGCTTCATCACCGTTGGGGTAACTCATGCCACACTATACTAAAGATCTAAACGAGATAATTAAAGGTTTAGAAAAAGCTTCTAAATTACACGCAAAACAAGCAAAACAATTGCGTAAAATAAATGAAGACCAAAAGAAGAAGTTTAAAAACAAGCACGTAGCTAAAAA